AAGAAACAGGACAAACGTTTCCGCTAACACACATCGGTCGCGTTTCCGCGTTTAATTTTTAACGATGTGAGGAGGTGTTTTATGACCACTGGAACGCGTTCTACTGATGCTGTCTGGAAGGTGCAGGACGGTTTTCCGTGCCATCGATCAACTTATCGATCGTGGTCCGGGACCAACCAAGCGTCTTTCAGTAACGCTTACGCGAAAGCCAATTTTACCCGGGTGATTCCCGGAAGGTTCGACCGGAAAGGTAGATGGATAGACGAGATTATCCTGAATAAGGAGTACCCTCGTCCGCCCAAACGCGAACGCAAGCTCGGTGAGCATCCTTATGCTCTCGAGACGCGTGAGATAATAAACGATTACGCAGATACCACTGTGTCGGGCACGCATTACACGTGCCCACTTGGTGGATCGAACGGATTCCGCGATGACTTGTGGACTTCGAACGACGATTTGGCTCTGCTTTCGAGCCTTTCGGATCACGTAAACGGGGGAAACTTTAACGCTGGTGTCGCCCTCGCTGAATCGCCTAAAGCGGCTCAGATGATCGGTGACACAGCTACGAGGATCGCCCTTGCGTATAAATCTCTAAGGAAGGGGAACATTTTTACAGCCTGGAATGCACTGATAACCGGCCGCGCCAATTCGATGGGGTTGAAACTCCCAAAGAAAACTGACGTGTCCAACTTTTGGCTGCAGACTCAGTATGGCTGGGTTCCTCTTTTGGAGGATGCGAAGGACTGCGCAGAGTACATCGCGCACAATACTTCAGCTCCTCGCCAGTGGACGGTAGTTGTGACTCGGTACGCAGGTGGCAAGAAACTCCACAAGCGTACCATAGTCTTAGCAAATCCCGCCGGAGGTTTCATTCGTGCTTTTGAAGAGGCGGCCCATTCGAAGCGAATTCGGGCCCTTATTCGTGATGTAGACGCGGTTCAACTTGTAGGTTTGACTGATCCTGCGCAGATTGCCTGGGAATTACTCCCTTGGTCATTTGTCGCGGATTGGTTTATACCTATTGGGTCGTACCTGTCTGCACTGAACCTCCAAAGAAGCGTTACTGGAACCTACATCGTGACTGAGAGAAAATGGAACACAGTCTCCAACCCGTACTGGGTCATCGGAGGGGGAAACTACCCTGTTGGTGACAAGTATCTGTCGGACTACTTTTCCTTTACTCGTTCTATTCAGAGCTCATTGATCGTGCCCCGCCCAACTATTAAACCAGTCGGCGAGGCGTTATCGTTCAAAAGGTCCCTGAATGCAGTTGCCCTCCTCGTGCAAAAGTTTGGCTCGCGTTAGCGGGCATATGTCGTGGACATTTCCACAAAGTTGGGGAGAATTCCCCGGTATTTTCCATATAGGAGGCTCTTATGAGTCAAATTGCAGACATCGTTGTTTACGACGGAACAACTCAGAGGACCCTGGTCGATATCGCAGTCCATCGCGATAAAGGCAAGGTTTCTGCGTTCTGGCGCGAACAAGTTGCCGATGTCCCCATCGATGGCCAGGTGAACGTTTCCCTGGTCTCGGAGCGGCTCCCCTCGGGTGTTTACAAACCCGAGCTGGTTGTCTCTGTTCCCGTCATGGAGGTTGCTGGTGCATCTAACGCCGCGGGTTATGTTGCCGCGCCGAAGGTCGCCCACATCCCCAGGATCGTGGTTACAGGATATTTCCATGGTCGCAGTACGCAAACTGAACGCACCGCCGCACTTTCCCTTACGGGAAACATTCTGCTTGGTCTCACAGCAAACACTGCTGTAGGGACTTCAGCACCGGCACCGGAGTTGTTCAGCCAGCTGGTCAGTCCGTCCTAATTCGGGCGGGTGATTAAACCGACGCGCAACGCGTCTGGCTTCCCTACTATCTTTTAAAGGAGTAGTATAATGCGTTTATCACGCTGGGACAGCAAACTTTCTTCGGAGCAAACTAATGCGTTCTGTAAGGAAATATCTGTCATCCTCCTATCACGGATTCGTGATGAAGAGGCAAGGAGGGAGTTACGTGATTATCTTGATCGTGATGACTTTCTTGCTCTGTCTGACGTATGTATTAACTACCATGCTGCGTCCGTTGCCGATGCTATAAGCATTCGGCAGCTCCAAGCTCTCTTTCAAAAAAGGAGAGACCTTGGGGACGACGTCGCGCGGGAAATAAATGCGCTGCGTACTTTCAGAGAAGCGGAGCGACTGTGCTCCGAAAGCAACACGTTGTTTAGGAAATGGTCGAGGGGGGGAATACAATTCCCTCCTCGCGTTGAAGCCGCTTTCCATGCGGCGCAACGGAAAATCGCCATTGTTCTCGGCGACGTCCCTTGTTTATCGGATCTCCACATTCGCTTCGGGCCTGGATCGACCACAAACGTCCAAAAAAGAAACGCATCAAGCCGTAATAAGCTCGGTGCGCCGCTTGCCTGTAGTGGAGAGCTGTCTGGACACCTTCAAACGTGTCTAGAAGAGATGCCCGGGTGGTTTCCGTCAACCAGTCAAGGTTGGCGGGTCCCTCAAAGTCTAGAGGTCCCACCTGCTACATCCATAGTGACCGTGGAAATTCACTCCGGTCGCTTAGTCTTCGTCCCGAAGGACAGGAAGACATTTCGCGCAATTGGTCCCGAACCCGTCATAAACGGGATGTTCCAACTTGGAATCGGTACATATATAGCGAAGCGTCTACACCGTCATGGTGTTGATATCTCCGACCAAACCGCAAATCAGTGCGCGGCTAGGAGCGGAAGTATTGACGGAGGACTAGCAACCCTCGACCTGAGTAGTGCGTCCGATACTGTTTCCATCGGACTCGTTGAACACCTTCTGCCTCATGACTGGGTCACCTTCTTGAGCCGGTTTCGCACCGGAACTCTAGAGTATGGCGATTCCATAATGAGGTTAGAGAAATTTTCAACGATGGGTAACGGATTCACATTTCCGCTCGAGACTCTGATTTTCTGGGCGTTAGCCCAGGCTGTCTGTGTCAATAAAGCTGAGTGTGATGCAATCCGTGTTTTCGGTGATGATATTATCATACCCACACACAGGTACGCAAGCCTAGTGGAAGTCCTAACCGCAGCCGGTTTCGTCATAAATTCGAAGAAATCGTTTGCTGAAGGTCCCTTTCGTGAATCTTGCGGAACTGATTACTTATCGGGAATCGATATACGTCCCTATTACTTACGTGATAGGCTCTCTGGAGAATCCGCGTTCAGCTTTTACAATTTCTGCGCGCGGGAGTTCGACAGAGAGATGTGTGATACAATCCTAACCTATCTTAGCCCCGAGGTAATACTTTGGGGTCCTGATGGGTATGGCGACGGCCATCTCATTTCCGATGACCGTGATCACTTCACCCGGAGTCCCAAATGTGCTACTATGGGATACTCTGGGTGGACCTTCGAAACCTATACCTGGAAGAAGCGTGAAAGCTTCCAAGTTACATCCGGGGATAGAGTTCTTCCTAGTTATTCAGTATATGAATTAGGGGAACCACCTCCTTTTGTGTGGAAAGATCTTCCATACAAGTTGACCCATCCTTGGGTAAACGAGGTTGCGTCGCTGCTTGAGAGCAGCGCTACAACCTATTACAAGCGAGGGAAGCTATGCACAACCGTGCCTGGCAAACGAGGGTATAAGCGTATAAAGATCTAC